ACGAGCGCGGACTGCTTTTCTCAAGAACCGCGAGCAACGCGCGGGCCGAGCTAATCCGCGCTGCGCCTATCCCGCTCGGGCTTCAGCTGTTGGGACGGCGATGCCGAGACGTGGTGCCCAGGGGCGGGCTCAATAAATCATGCGCCTTCAGGACCTTTAGCGCATTTGGTGGGACAAAATCGTTCCGCTGAAATTCATAGTTTTTCGGAAGCGGTGTCCCACGTTACCGATGCCCCGTCGGCGCTCGGTGCGACGGCTGGCGAGCTGTTGATCTACATAACGAACGGTGATCCCCATCAGCTGGAGGATGCCGCGCGGCGGCTGTGGAGCCTCTACCCGGAGCGGATCGACGAGGGCGAGGCGATGTTTCTGGCGTCGCGGATCGAGGCGCGTCGCGGACAGCCGCGGCCGGCGCTGCGCTCGGTCGGTGCGATCAGTGATCGTGTCAACGCTTTGCCAGCACGGCGATACCAAGCTTCGCCGGATCGTGCGGCGTCACGGCAGCGGCGTCGCGTCCTCGGCGGGTCCAGCGCGCTACCGGATTCGATGCGACACTACTATACCGAGGGCGAGCGCTCCGTCCTATGCGTCGTAGCGGGCGAGACGAAGCGGCAAGGCGTTTGCGAGCTGGCGATTGATGCCATCAGCGCGCTCGCCGGCGTGTGTCGCACCACTGTTCAAAACACGTTGAGGCTGGCGCGGCGGCTCGGCCACCTGCGGGTGACGGGGCGGCCGCGCAAGGGCCGCAAGAGCCTGACGAACCGGATCGCGATCAGCTCGGCCAAATGGCTCGCATGGATCAGGCGCGCGCCGTCCGCGGCGGCGAGGATAGGGTTCAATTTGTCCAAAATTTCGTACCCCACGAAGAACCCAGATAAAAAGAAAAGTGGCATTCAAGCTGTATGGAGCACTCGGCGAGGTCACGGGCTCCCCGGAAACGCCGCTTTTCAGAGCATACCGGGGCAACTCCTAAGATGACCGATCCGTTTTATCGCTCGAAACAGTGGAAAAAGCTCAGGGAAGCGCGATTGAAGCTCGACAACTACGCCTGCGTTGTCGCCGGGTGCGGCGCGCGGGCTGTCGTTGTGGACCATATCGTTCGCCGACGCGACGGCGGCGCCGATACTCTGTCGAACCTGCGCTCCCTGTGCCGCGAGCACGATCAGCAAGTGAAGGAGCGGCCGTCGGGGCGGCGCGCCAATGCCGGCCAGCTGACGGTCAAAGGCTGCTTCGCGGATGGCTCGCCGCGCGATCCGGCTCATCCTTGGTTCACCGGCGGTGGGGGGATCAAACAGTGAAATCGCGGGGGGTCGCGACCGCCGGGAGCCGTCAAACACACTTACTTGGGCCAATGATATCATGGGGTTGAGGGGGATCGGCGCGAAGCCGGTCAAGCGCGACGAGATGCCGGCGCCGGGCCGCGGAATTGCGGACGAGCCGTGGCGCAAGCCTGGCCTGTCTCGCGCCGAGCGGGTCCGCGCGTTCATCGAGACGCTGGTTATCACCAGCGGTGTGCATGCGGGCAAGCGCTTCCGGTTGCGGCCGTGGCAATGGCAAAAAATCATCAAGCCGCTCTATGAGAGCGGCCCCGACGGCCGCCGGCTGAAGCGCCAGGCCCTGGTCACGATCCCGCGAAAAAATGGCAAGACACAGCTCGCAGCCGCGCTCGCCCTTTGCCACCTGGTCGGGCCGGAGGCCGAGCCGCGCGGCCAGGTCTACAGCGCCGCGGCCGATCGCAAGCAAGCCTCGCTTATCTTGCGCGAGCTGATCGCATTCATCCGCGCCGACGCTGCGCTGTCCGACCGCATCATCATCCGCGAGCACTCTAAGTCGCTGGAGGACGTGGTCACCGGCTCGATCTACGAGGCGCTGTCGAGCGACGCGAAAAAGGCCCATGGCCTGAATGTCAGCTTCGCCGTGCTCGACGAGCTGGCGCAATGGCCGAAGCGGGACCTCTACGATGCGTTGACCACCGCCGGGGCCGCCCGTGCCGAGCCGCTCTTCGTGGTCATCAGCACCCAAAGCCACGACAAAAACCACGTGATGAGCGAGCTGGTTCAGTATGGGCAGCGGGTGCTCGACGGCGCGATCGCCGACGATACCTTCCTGCCGGTCATCTTCGCGGCACCCGATGACGCCGACCCCTGGTCGGAAGCAACGTGGCGGGCCTGCAACCCGGCGCTCGGTGATTTTCGGTCGCTCGACGAGATGCGCGTCGCTGCCGATCAGGCAAGGGCGCTACCGGCGCGCGAGCCCGCCTTCCGGCTGCTGTACCTGAACCAGCCGGTCGATGCGACCGCCCGGTTCCTGAACCGTCGCGACTGGGACGCCTGCAAAGGGGATGCCGGCGGCGCGCTGCTCGGCCATGCCGCCTTATCGCGGCAGCGCTGCATCCTCGGCCTGGATCTGAGCTCGACCACGGATCTGACGGCGCTCGCCGCGTGGTTTCCCGAGACACAGGACTTGCTCGCCTGGTTTTGGATGCCGGCGGACAACCTCGAGGAAGCCGAGCGTCGCGATCATGTGCCTTATCGCCTGTGGGCGCAGCAGGGGCATATCGAGCCGACGCCTGGCCGGGCGATCGACAAGCGCTTCGTCGCGCACCGGCTCGGTCAACTGACCAACGACTTCGCCATCCAATTCTGCGCTGCTGACCGCTGGCGGCTCGACGAGATTCGCCGCCTGCTGGCCGATGAAGGGCTGCGGCTCGATATCGTCGAGCACGGGCAGGGCTGGAAAGACATGGGGCCGTCGATCGACGCGTTCGAGACGGCCGTGTTGCGCCGCGAGCTGCGCCATCCCGGCCATCCGGTACTAGATATGTGCGTCGCCAACGCCGTCACAGTCTCTGACCCCACCGGCGCCCGAAAGCTCGTCAAAGAGCGTGCCACCGGCCGCATCGACGGCTTGGTCGCGGCCGTCATGGCGGTGGGCTCGGCCGTGAAGATCGCGCCGCCGAAGCCGTCCGTTTACGCAACCCGCGGGCTGATATCGCTCGCTGCATACCGGTAATAGGGCCGGATCACAAAGGAGAATGACGATGAAGCTCCATGAACTACAAGAGCGACGCGCACAAGCGGTTACGGAAATGCGCGCCATCGCCGACACGGCCGAAGCCGAAAGCCGCGACCTGAACGCCGACGAGGAGAGCCGGCGCCTTCAAGACCGAAATCGCCGACCTCGACAAGCGGATCGGCCGCGCGCAAGCGCTCGCCGAGGCCGAACGGTCGGCGCCCGCCATCGTCCATGGCCGCGGCGACGGCAATTTCGAGCAGCGCGCCCGCGACTTCTCGATCACGCGCGCGATCCGCGGGCTGTTGCCGCGCGACCTCGGCGGCGGCGACGTTGACACCGGTTTCGAGCGCGAAATCTCGGCCGAGGTTCAACGCCGCGCCGGCCGAAAGTTCCAAGGCCTCGCCATCCCCGACGAGGTCTTCCACGCGGAGCGGCGCACTCTGCTCGCCGGCTCGACCGCGGCCGATTTGATCCCGACCGTGCATGACGGGCAGATGTTCATCGACCGGCTCCGCGCCCGCCTCGTCGCGGCCCGGCTCGGCGCCACCTATCTCGATGGCCTGACCGGCGCCCCGATTGACATCCCGCGTCAAACGGGATCGAGCACCGGGCAATGGCTCGCCGAGGACGATTCGCTGACCGAGGACGACGCCAGCTTCGACGATGTGACATTGACGCCGCACACTGTCGGCGCGATGACATCTTATAGCCGCCGCACGCTGCTGAACGCGTCCCCGAATATTGAGATGATTGTCCGCAATGACTTGGCAGCGGTCATTGCCAACGCGGTCGATCAGCAGGCGATGCTCGGCGACGGCAGCAGCAACAAGCCGACCGGGGTCGTCCACTCCGGCGCCACCAACACCGGAATGACAACCGCGACCTGGGGCGACATTCTGAATTTCTCCGGCGCCGTCGATTTCGACAACGCGCTCGACGGCACGCTCGGCTGGGCGATGGCGCCCCCGGTGCGCACAAAGCTGATGAGCACCCTCGTCGCGGCATCGACGGACTCCCGCATGATCATGTCGGCGCCCGATTCGTTGGTGGGCTACCCCGCGGTAACAACCACGGCATTGCCGGGCAGCCTTTCAAACGAAACCCCGGTCGGCGGCACGCTGATCTTTGGCGATTGGAGCGAGCTGCTGATCGCCAGCTGGACCGGCGTAGACCTCCTCATCAACCCCTATGAGACCACGGCCTACGCAAAGGGTCGGGTGCTGGTCCGCGCGTTGAAAGACCTCGACGTTGCCGTCCGGCACCCCGAGAGCTTCGCCTTTAGCAACAACGTCACCACCTGATCGGGGGCTCGCGAAATGGAACGGCGCGCCGCCGTCGAGCTGCGGGCCGCCGGCGACGGGCGAACACTCGCCGGCTATGCCGCGGTCTTCAATTCCCCCTCGGCCGACCTCGGCGGGTTTGTGGAAATTATCCGGCCCGGCGCCTTCACCCGTTCGCTCGCCGCGAACAGTGCCGACCCGCTCGCCCTGGTGCAGCACCGCCCGGAGCTGGTGCTCGGCCGGCGCGGCGCCGGCACCCTGCGCCTGGCCGAGGACGGCCGGGGCCTCGCCTTCGAGGTCGATTTGCCGGAAACGCAAGCGGCCCGCGACCTCGCCGTGTCGGTGATGCGCGGCGACATCAACGGCGCGAGCTTTGCCTTCACCGTGCCGCCAGGCGGCGATGCCTGGTCGGTGCGGGGCGATGCCGTGATGCGCGAGCTGCGCGATGTCGACCTGCACGAGATCACCATAACCCCGACCCCGGCCTATCCCGACACCACCGTCGCGCTGCGCGCGCTCGCCGGCATGCGGCGCGATCGGCCGCCGCGGCTGCGCGCACTGCAGCGCTTTTTGGAAACCGCGAGATGATCCTGGCAAACCTGTTCGGCCGGCGCCGCGGCGCATCGGCCGAAACCCGATCCGCGCCGACCACTTGGGATTTTCTGCGCACCGGGCTCGGCCTCGGCGACCCCAGCCTGCCCGTCTCGCCCCACCTCGCCGAAAACCTGAGCGTCGTCTTCGGCTGCGTTCAGGTCATCGCCGAGACGGTCGCCATGTTGCCCTTGCAGGTTTACCGCAAGCTCGATGACGGCGCCCGCGCCGCGGCCGCCGAGCACCCGGTCGCCGCGATCTTCGGCGGCGATGCGAACGATTGGCAGACCGCAACCGAATTTATCGAAACCACGACGGCCCACTGCCTGCTACGCGGCAATGGCTTTGCCGAAATCATACGTGACGGCCGCGGCCAGCCGACCGCACTGATCCCTTTCCGCCCCGATTTGGTAGCGATGGTCCGACTCCCCTCCGGGCGCTGGGCTTACGATGTGTCATTGCCCGCCGGCGGCACGCGGCGATTGCTGCCGGAGGAAATGCTGCACCTGAAAGACCGCAGCGACGACGGGCTGCTCGGCAAGTCGCGCCTGGCCCGTGCCCGCGAGACCTTCGCGGCCGCGATCGCGACCGAGCACTACGCCGCCGCCACCTTCAAAAACGGTGCGGCAATGTCGGGGGTGCTGAACTTCCCCGGACAATTGACGACCGAGGCGGCGCGGCGGCTGCGTGACGATTTCGAGGAAATTTATCGCGGGACTGACAATGCCGGCCGCATCGCGATCCTCGAGGAGGGGATGAAGTGGCAGCAAGTATCCGTCAGTCCGGACGATGCGCAAATGCTCGAAAGCCGAAGGTTCAGTGTCGAAGCGCTCGCGCGCATCTTCCGCGTGCCGCCGCCGATCCTCGGCGATTTCCAGGGCGGCAACTATAGCTCTATCAGCGAGGTCGGACGTTGGTTTTACAGTCACACAATCATGCCCTGGCTCAATCGCTGGGAGCGCGCGATCGAACGCGGCTTGTTCAGCGCCGATGGCCGGCGCCGTTATGAGGTCGAATTCGACTGCGACCTTCTGCTCCGCGGCGACATGCTGACCCGGTTCCAGAGCTATCGGATCGCGCGGGAAATCGGCCTCTACAACGCAAACGAGCTGCGCCGGTTCGAAAAGGCAAATCCGCGCACCGATCCCGGCGGCGATGAATACTTGCGGCCGGCCAACATGCAGCCCGAGCAAGCCCGCCGCCCGCGCGCCGATCGCGGCGCCGGCCCGGTGATAGCATGAGAAGATCGGCTGGCCGCCGAGGATATGAGGTAGTCCGAACGGCTGTGGATCAGACGGCAAGTGCCACGCTTCGAAACCCCGTCTGCCGGCGGCGCCAACAGTCCTTAGCGCGCGCGGCCGGCCCCCGCTCCTCGCCGATATAGCCCATGTCGGCGAGGATGCGGAAACAGCTCGACGCCACCGCGCGGGCGGATTTTCGCCGCGCGCTGGCGGCCGATCTTGCCCGCCGCAAGCCGCAACCGCCGGCCGCTCGCCCTGCGCTGATCCCGTCCCGTCAGCTGCCCAAACCGGCCAAGATCGAGGCAGCGGCGCTCGCGCGATTGATGGCACGCGCGAAACCGACGCCGTTCGTTTTGGAGGCTCCGGCCGTGTTCGCCTTCCGCTCGCGTCGCTGTCTAGACGGCTGGCAATTCGAGTTGGCCGATTTGATGGCGCGGTCGATCGTCAAGGCCGCACTCAAGCGGATCAAGGCGTCCCGGCCGGATTGGGCGGCAGGACAACCGCCCGTCGTCGTGACGCCGTACATGAGCGCCGCGATCGGCGAGCCGTGGCAATGCCGATCCTGCGGCGGGAGCTTTATCGCAACGCAAGAAGCGAGATTCTGCAGCGACGTTTGCCGGATGCGCTGGAACCATCAAAACAAAGGTGCGCTCTATGCGTGCATTGTTTGCGGCGCCCCCTTCCGGCGCGTTCCGCAGCGCGGCGTCGCGGAGCCGCGATTTTGCTCGCGTTCGTGCGCGATGACCTCGCAGCATCGGAACGGCGGGGTCGGGCCATCGCGGCGGCGGCAGGAAGCGGCTGCCTGATGCTCCCGCGCCTATTCGACAATCGACGGGTCTATATCCTCGGCGGCGGCCCGAGCCTCGACCGCGACACCTGCGACCGGCTCCGCGGCCTGCACGCGATCGTCATTAATTCGACGGCCTGGCTGGCTCCCTGGGCCGAGATATTATTCTTCGGTGATGCGAGCTGGTGCCGTGACCATATGGGCCTGGTGGCAGCCTTCGGCGGCCTCGCCGTCACCAGCAGTGCAAAGGCGCACCGGCGCGCCCCGGAAGCGATCCTGGTCGAGCCGCCCCTGATCCCGGACCCCGCCGGTCTGACCAGCGGTCACCTCGCGCTCGCGCTCGCCGCGGCAATGGGCGCTGCCGAAATCGTCCTCCTCGGTTTCGACTGCCGCACCATTGCCGGCCGCAGCCACTGTCACAACGACTATGCCGGCGCCTGGACCGATTCGCTATATCGCGACCGGGTGCTCCCTACCTGGGCCGGCTGGCGCCAGCAGATGACAGGCAAAGGCGTCCATGTCGTCAATGCGACCCCTGATTCCGCCATCGCCGAGTTCCGCAAGGTTACACTTCGCAATTTGCTCTAGGGCCTGTCGTCAATTGATGCAAGGTTACGCTCGTAAAACGAGTCGTAGTTGTAGGTATGTTCAGTAAAACGAGTCTATCACCGAGGCAATT